TTTCTAGCAATAATGCTGTCAACAATTTCTTGTGACAAAGACATAAAAACCTCAATAATATATGAAAATTACAATAACTATTTATTAAAATTTACCTTTCCCATAATCAGATGGAGCGATAAAGTCTTTAAATTGACTATTAATTCCGCCTCCTGCTGGGCCAGCTTCTCCAGATGCAGCTACATCAGGTTGTACCTGTTGATCTTGACCTGGGGGCAACATACCTTGCTGATCCATCATCATTTGATTTGGATCTTGGATAATTCCAACTTCTTTCTCTTTTTCAATTTGCATATCAATCTCTTCAATTTCATCATCAGTTTGTTTTAGAATTTGTCTGCGAACATATTCTACTGAGAAATATTTGCCCAAATATGGCTCAACTTGATTTACAATGTTAAGTCTATCATTCAAGATTTCAGATTCTTTTAATTCATTAAAATGATTATCAAAAATATAATCGTACTGAATAGATTCTTTCATTTCTTCCCAATCATCAGCAGTAATAATTCCTTTTAGAATTAACTGAGTTCTGAGAAGATCATGAAATAGATCACCAAAACGCTTACGAAGTCTACCAACAAACTTAGCAAATTTAAGTTCGTCTCTAGTGATCTCGTTAGTTCTTCCGATGGTAAATGAAGACTCTTGCTCTAGTCTTGAAAGAGGAATATTGAGAGATTTGTAGAGTTTCTTTTGGAAATACTTAACGTCCTCTAGTTCTCCGAGGTTCTGTCCGCCAGGAAGTGTAGTAATTTCTGTACCACGACCACCTTCTCTACGTGGTAGCCAGAAGTCTTCAAGCATACTCATATGCTTTCTATCATCTCTGATTTCACCAGTTGCAGAATCATATACAACTTTATTTCTATATCTACCCATAACTTCACGTAGATATTGTTCTGCCTTAATTTTAGGCAGATTGCCTACGTCGATATAAAAAATACGACGTTCTGGTGCTCTTGAAAGTCTGTAAATTACAAGTGAATCTTCAATCATTCGGAGTTGATTAACAGATTTAATAGCCTTGTATAGATAACTCAAGACCATATTTCTGTTGTGATCAAATAGTCCAGAAGGAACATAAGTTACAGCATCATTAGAAATTTTGATGCCATTTGCATCAGAACCTTTGTAACCTCTTGGAAAATAAATGTAGTATTCAATAAACTCACCGTAATCATATTTTTGACCCTCCATTGTAGTGAGAGAGTCTACGTTTTTTTGTCGTTTAATTTCTCGGACTCTTTTAATTTTTAGAGAGTCAATATATCTAAGTTCTTTGATACCTTCTTTTGGTTTATCAAAGTCAATAATTTTATGGTAATATAATCTGCCATCAATATACCAGCGGCGAAAAATATTATGGCACTTTTTATCAAAATTTAAAAGACGTAAAATATTAGCAAATTCTTCTTTAATTGATTTTTTAATTTTATCACTTGCTTGAAGAGTAGAAAGCTCTACAGATACTGGAGCATAATCCAAGTCACTACTAATCGCTTCATTGATAATATCATCAATAGCACTATCAATTTCTGGATGTAATGCAATTTCTCTATATTTTCTAACCAGCTCAAATTCATTATTATGTTGGCCAACGCCATCTAAATCTAGATACTGACCAAAATAGGCACCAGCCGCTACTACGGAGGTGCCATCATCATCATTAGGGGGCGCTGGTGAAAACGCCTTGGCTGGTTTCTTCTTTCTGTCTTCAATAGAGAAACCAAATAGTTGCGTCATAATAATCCTAAAACTCTTTTATGTATTTAGTATCAAACTCTGTCCTTGGTTACTTCAAAGAAGTTATATTGGAACTCTACAGTGAATTCTTCGATCTGATCATTTGCTTCAAATGATAAATCAATAGATGAAATTGCAGAAGGCCATGCATCATAGAATTTATATGCACGGATTGTTTCCATGCCATCTGTTCCTGCATTAGTTGAGTCTGGACCTCTGGAAGGTGTCTGACCATCTCTGCTGAGTTGGAATACTGTCATATCTGCACAATATGAAGCTCCACCATTTGCACCATACCCTAACTGGGATACGTTTTCAGTTAAAGCATTAATTCCTCTTGACCATGTTTCAAAAGCTTTACGAATTTCAAAATTACCATCATTTACTATGGTAACTGACCATGGTTCAAAAGTTCTATCTCCAGCAACTTTAAGCATTCTTCCACGGAAAGGAACTTCGATAGTTCCAATGTTTGATGCTGGGATTTGAGCAGTTTTTACAAGAAATTCAGCTTGAGTGGTTAAATTTGGTGATGAAGTTGATGCTGGTCCACCAACATCCCCAATTTGATTTAGTTGAGGTGGGAAATTTAATCTAACTAGAAATAGATTAGGTCTTGCCCCACCTTTCTTTAAATATGATTTGAAATCTGAAATACTCTTAGCCATTGTGTTCTCCTAGATGGTTTGCGAAAAATGATTACTGAGTTAGTTCGCCGAAGGAAATGCCAGTTCTTGTAGCAACAAAGGTAATTGTGATGAAGTTGATGCTTCTTGCAGGCTTCACATAAATTTCAGCATTAAATTCATTTCTGTCAATGACATCTGGAGTATTATTGGTTTCATCACACACCACAAGGAAATCATAGATACCTCTTCTTCCTTGAACACCTCTTAAGTAAGGTTCAACAGCAGATTTGAAGGAACTTCTAGTTACCTCATCATTTACTTCAAACAACTGGAATTTAGAGAATCTTGCAACATTCTTTTCAAGTTCGATGAATAGTCTACGAACATTAATTCTATTGAATGCACTAGGAGAAGATAGTGCAGTCTTATCACCAAATAAAACAATACCTTGTCCAGGGAATGAAACGATAGGATTGATTCTATTGGTATAAAGTCTGTCTCTTTCTGATTGCTTTGGTGAATATGCAAGCTTAGTTGCATTTCTCAGATTTCCTCTATTATATCCTGCAGGAGAGAACCAAGTCTCAGAATTAATAGTGGTATTGATGCAAAGACCAGCAACATCTGCTGCACATGGGACGTAACGATAAGTATCATTGATCTTATCGTAGATGTACTTATAACCAGAGTCGAACATTGCAAATGAGCTACTTGCAATTCCACTGAAGAAATCTACAATGTTTTCAGTTTTAACAGCACTGGTAGAACTATTAATTACATCTGATCTTCTTGGAGAAATTACAGCTACACAATCTCTTCTTGATTCTGCAATATCAATAAGCTTAGCTGCTCTATCTGGACTTATAGTTCCAGGGATTAGGAAATCAATATCATTGAAACTTTCAGAATCTCTGAATAGTTCATATCCATTGTCTATTGCAGCTGTTACATCAACTGCATCACCAGTGAAATTATAATCTGTTCCACCGCTTAAGCTAAATCCGATAACTGGAGAATTAGAACTGGAAATTGGTGAGAACACCTTGTTTGCACTATTTGTTTCGCCAATCACTGCATTTGTTTGACCTTCTAAGTTAATTTTAGAAGTTCCAACAAAATCAATTCCTGTTGAATGGCCTGGGAATACATACTTAGATCTTTCTGCAATTGCAGTATGGAAGTATACTAATGAACCATCTAGAGTGCTTGCATCCTTTGCCTTAGATACAAATAGATACTTCTCAAGAATTGTATTTGGAGTACCTGTAATAACTCCATCTTCATCTAATACTACAATATGCATCTCATCAAATTTGCCGCCCTTAGAAGCAACAGAAGAAGATGTTCCTGGCTGAGGAGCAACATCTCTCCATTTTAGTCCAGATGCATACTCAAGAGTGTCATAATAACTATTATCTGGCGCTGCACTGATTGCACCAGCTGCAATTAAAGTTACTGGGGTTCCTGCATTGTCAGTAATGCTATATGCTGGATACCCATCGGTTGCATTATCTGAAGTTGGAATTCTCTTTGTACTATCATTTAAAATGATATGAAGAGTATTATCTGTAGTGTTTGACTTGTAAATCCAGCCAGTTCCTACAGTAGTGCTGCCTTTTTTAATTATAATGGCATCTCCTGCTGAGACTGTAGGATCTGCACCAGTATAAGTAATAATTTGGTCTGCACCATGATCAACCGCAACTACTTTTAAAGAATTTAATTTTGTTCCAGCAGATCTTGCTGCAAATTTAAATGCAGTTCCAGTGTAGTTATCGTAATCAAATTTACTCTTAATAATGAAAGAACTTAATCCTGCATCGGATGAAGAATTTAATACAATACTTGAACTTGTTGGTCTTACTACCGCAGCAATTCCACCATACTGAATGATGGTTAATGCAGCAAACCAAGACTCATAGTTATCGTTATTTGGTGTACCAAATGTATCTACCAATTCCTTTTCACTAGTAATGTAGGTTACAGTATCTACAGGACCAGTTTCTGCTGCAATTACAATTGCAGCAACATTTTGATCGGATACATTAATTGTAGGAGTTAAATCAATTTCCTTAATAGATACTCCAGGTGAAGCAAACGCCATGTTTATTACCTCTATGAGATTTTTTTTCTCAAAACTATTTATTTATCTTTATATTTTGAACTACTTGTATTCCCACATATAAGCCATATCACCATATTCATCAACATTCCACTTATCATCTGTAGCTGCAGTCCAATAATCTCCTTTAGTATCTACGAATGTAGTTTCAGTATCCGTCAAGCCATCCAATATAAAACCAAATGGAGCCATATCCTGTTCAATAGCTTCTCTTTGATCTTCAAAAATTCTTTTCCTAACGTCATTTGATGTAAGCTCTCTAAAGTAAGGTTGAGTAGATAACCAAGAGAAAATTACGAGACACATTGCCAAGTCATCATTACAACCTTCCTCGGCAGAGAAACTGTCACTCTTTTGAATAAATGTGGTTAATTCACTAATGATGTCATAATCTGGAACTAAAAGTTTATCATCTTCAATCATTGCTTTTAGGTTGGCACATCCATACTTTTTGACTGCCTTGGTCATTTTGACCCCAAGTTGTGCCTTGTTGGAAAATCCAGTTCCAACTATCTGGCCAGCACGACCTTTCATTGCACACATCAGCAAATTATCGTACTCTAGATCAAACTGCAGGATATCTGCTACCTGACCACCGATATCATTGACTTCTACCAATACATTAGCATTATTGTAGTTTTTACCGACTGTATCTATGATATTGGGGAAGAGGATGGGTTTTATCTCATTATTCTTGTATTTTGCTACCATTTTATAAGGGATTGTAGTGACATCCATTACCACGAAGGCAGAGTAATCATTTCCAACTCCTCTAGCAACGTCAACGGTCATTACATAATCATGACCATCTATTGGGTCTTCGTACACGTCTAATCCACCACTTCGTTTCAATGGATCTTCATAAACCATTGCACGAAGTTTATTTGGATTGATTAAAGTATCAACAGATCCTAGGAAGGTACATTCAAATTCTTGCTCAAACTGTCGTTGAGAAGTGTTTGCAATAGTTTCTTCTTTCCACTTCTGGTCTCTTCCTGGAACATCCCACCAATTAACTTCTAGTGGGGTATAACTGTTCTTTCCTCGTTCTGCATCATGCCAGAACTTATAGAACATGTTCATTCCATTTGGAGTGGAGATGATAATAACTTTGGTAGTCTTACCAGATGAAATAGTAGGATACACAGAACTGAAAAACTGTTCTGCAATGTGATTTGGAATGAACGCAAATTCGTCAAGGAAGATGATGTTAAAAGAGTTTCCTCGGACAGCAGATGATGAAGTAGAAGCAGCAATAATCTTGGATCCGTTCTCTAGCTCTAGTGATCCACGGTTCCAAGAACCCACGCCCTGCTGTAACCATTTAGGTAAGTTTTCGTATGATAACTGCAATCTGGATAGAAGTTCCCTTGAGGTCTCTGCTTTGTTTGCAAGAATTGCAATTTTTACGTTGGGGTTGAACAAAGCATAATGTAACAGGTAGGAAACAACCGTAGTTGATTTTCCAGTCTGTCTTGGAAGCTTTGCGATATTAAATCTATGTCTATGAAAATTGTCAATCAATTTTTCTTGGAAGTCCCACATTTTAAATGGGACTAGACCTTCATCAAGAGAAACAATTTTGATGTACTTTTTTGCAAAGTAAATTGGATCTTCTTGACATGTCAAATACTCTTCTAACTGTTCAGAAGTAAATTGTATTTGTACGTTAGAAGGTTTGAGGTTAGGATTACCTTTATAACTAGATCTTTCACTCATAGTAAATTATTTTAATTTTGGTTTTTGCCAATCGGGACCTTTTAATTTTGCTTTTGCTGCAGATTGTTCTCCTGCACTTGTTGTTCTATCTGCAAGATTTCTAATCTTTGCTTGTCTCTTAGCAGCACTATGTCCAGAACCAATTTGGAAACTTACATTATCTGCCTCATTCATGAACTGAGAGAAAGATTTTGATTCACCTCTTAGTTGACGATAATGAGCTTTTAATTCTGCTCCGCCAGAAGCTCTAGCTCCTTTGAGCCAAGGATCTTCATCTGAATCATTTGACTTACTAACTGGTTTGGTGCTTGATTTATACTTAACTTTTGACGAAGTTGGTTTGCGAGGCATATAGACTTTTCCGCCACTTGCAGTTCTCTCACCAGTATCTACTCTATTCTTCAATCTATCTACAATTCTGCTAAGCACTCCTTCATCAATTTTCTCATCTGATGCCAGATATTCTGCAGCAGTATCTACAAAGTCTGCAGCTCGTGTAATTTTTGATTGTACCCATGCAGGAAGTTGTTGATCAGATTTGCGAATAATTCTGCGAAGCATAGCAATAGATCTTTCCATCTGATCTAATTCAAGCTTTGCCATATACCCTTCATGGTCTTTCATTTTGCCGGAAGCAATTTCTTTATGATCTTCTTGCATGTTCAAAAGACTAGTATTCATTTCCCATGCGCTTGGACCATATGAACATTGTGATTTAGTTTCTTTCTTTTCACAAAGATGACAATAACGAACTTCTTGTTTCTCTTCTTTGACGGATTTTTTTCCATCTTTCCATTGAGACTTTAATTGCTTTTCCATTTTTAGTAAATGCTTGTAATAGTTAGGAAACTCAGCAATATGTTGGAGAGCAATACCATATGCTGCTTTATGGTCCGTCACATGTTCTCTTTCTACAGTAGACCCAACTTCTGCTTGACGAATAACATAGTTAACATCAACTCCATGCTTTCTAGCAATCTCTTGCTCTGTGGGAACTTTCTTTTTCATCTGCTAATTTCCTCCCAGTCCATAGAAGCAACTACAGTATCACCATTACCATTAGAAGCAACAACAAGAGTAATTTCAAAAGGTGTTGATGTTAGTCCATTTCTTTCTAACTGAAACTTAAAGAGTGCTTCTTTGAGAATATCAATTTGAGTTACTCCTTGATTTGAAGCATTAAAAAATCCACTTCCAAGTATTCTTCCACCAGTGTAAGAAGTTCCAGTAATGTTATAATTCACAGCACTATCATCACCAGCACTTACCCAAGTTCCTCCTGCAGTAGTGCCAGATGCTCTAATCTGCCAATTATAAGCACCTGTAGCAATTGGCATTACTGAAAGTGCCGTGAGAATTACAATTGCATCCAAAAAATTTGGTGATGTTTTGAGACGCAAACTAATGATAGGATAAAATGTTCCCGCAGTTGTAAGAGTTCTTGGTGTGGTGATTGGTATTCCTACTGCCTGTTGTATTCCACGAAGTTCATAACCACCTTCTGAAATAACTGTAGAACAAACCTGTTTGAGATTACTTACACTCGTAGTTATTCCAGTATTAGCAATCTCATATCTTAGCGGAAGTGATGCTGTTGTGAGGTATGTTGATTCAATTATGTTTGCGTGATGAAATGAATGTGCATGAATAAATTTTCCATCAATCACAAAACCTAATCTAACAGTTCCAACTCCTAACCATTCAATATCCATCCACATAATTTGTGCTTTGGAAATATCTAAAGTATATCCAGAAACACCAGTCCCATCTAACTTATCAACATTCCAATCCGACTGTGCAACTCTTGTTGTCGTTCCGAGAGATAAACTTCTTCTCACAAAATATAGAGTATCTCCATCAAGTTCCAAATACATTCCATTATCTGCACCATAATATCCAACTCTTTGCCTGAGATTTGTTTTTGGTGGGTTC